AGAACAGGAACTGGTTAATCTGGATGTTGGTGGTGAGTTCCACTACGTCAATGTTCCTGAGTTAGATCCTACTATGTTTGTCTGTGACTATAAAACTGTGATCGATACACTGATCAAATCCTCAGAGGAAATCGTTGAGCATCGCAAGGGACGTAACTATACACACTGGCATTGGAACAACTACCAATGGGATTCCTTCGAGCATTTTAACCAGGTCAACAAACCGATCGTGTCATACATGGTCAAAGAGTTTGAAATGCGTAAGTCTGCTAACCTGGCTAAGCGAGCGAAGATTTCTAAGACTGGTATACTGAATACGTCTTCTCTGTACAAATACAAGATTGACGATAAGATTTTCAAATCTGTACTGCATACACCAGAAGGTAAGAACCATGGCTTAGTCTTCTACATAGACTTCTCAGGTTCAATGAATACTATCCTGCCTGATGTTATTGCACAGTCTGTTCTTATGGCAATGTTCTGCCGACAGGTAAAAATCCCATTCAGGATTTACGGTTTTACAAACGGATTCCAAAACAAAATGGGACAGATCCTGGCAAAACAGTGGGAACATACTGGACAGGCAGTAAACAGATACTCGATCAAACGTGCAGAAGGATTACTTACCTTTAAGGATGGTGACGTAGGATTCGATACATCTCTGTGTCTGTACGAAATGTTTTCTGACAGACAGTCCTCTGGTGATTTCCAACGTATTGCCCGAGCATTGATCGAGCATCCTAAATATGGTTCCTCACCAGTCCCAATGGGTGGCACTCCTCTGAACGAAGCAATCCTGAACGGCATCGCTCTGTGCAGACAGTTCCGTAAAGCATACAATCTGGATATCGTAAATACTATCTTCATGACTGATGGTGATTCTAGCAGTGACAATCGTTACTACGGAATGTCAGAGCATAAAGATGAGTTTGGTCCATACAAGCATTTCAATATACAGAGAGATACTGTCTATGTAAAAGACCGAACCTCAAACGAACAGATAGTAATGAAACGTGGGATGGGTCGACACTATGGATGGATGCAAACCAAGAAGTACATCGAACTGTACAAGAGAGCAACAGGATCTAATACTGTGTTCATGAATATTGTAAACAGAATCGAGTACTACTCTGGCGAAAAAGCAAACATGCACTGGTACGATCTGAAAGAGAAAATCAGAAAAGATGGTTGGTACAAGTCTGATGACGAGGGTGTCGATGCTATCTTCACAATCTTGTCTCGTGCCTTCAGAATCAAAACTGATGCTGAAGAGAAGTTTGAGAAAGTTGAAGCAGGTGGTAAAATCGGTAGTGTTCGCTCTGCCTACAAGAACATGAATAGGAACAGAATGAAACAACGATTCCTGGTTGGAAACTTTATTCAACAAATCGCATAAAAAAGTTTATTTTTCGCTTGACATTTTGTCCCAGTTCAGGCATAATATAAGTACAATGAAAATGATTAACGCCAAACAAAAGAGGTTCAATGGCTAGAAAAATCGAAAACAGTGAGTTCTTGAAAATCATGCGTGAGTCCTTTGAGGAACGTACAGTTGCCTCAAGAGAAGTCCGTGAAAAGATGACCGAACTGGACATCGCCCCAACTGATTGGGCAACTATCGATACATTCAAAGCAGGTCGAGGCAAATGGTGCTTTGCTAATACTGCTGCTATCCAGTCGGTCGACACTCCTGTCGCACCTTCTACCACAAAAGCAACTGCCGAGGTTCTCGATGTTGCTGGCGATAATCTCGTCCCTGACAAATCAGAAGAGTTTGTACCATGGGGCAACTTCCGTGACATTAATGCTATACTAAAATCTAATATGTTTTATCCAATGGTTATTACTGGCCATTCTGGGAACGGTAAAACATTTCAAGTAGAGCAGTCTTGTGCACGGCTAACAAAAGAATGCGTCAGAGTCAACTTCACTGTTGAAACTGACGAGGATGATCTGCTCGGACACTACGTCTTAGTTGACGGTAAAACTGTCTGGCAGGATGGTCCCGTGCCGACTGCCATGAAGCGAGGTGCAGTCCTCTTACTCGACGAATACGACTTGGCTAGTTCCAAGATCATGTCACTCCAAGCAGTGCTCGAAGGTAAACCACTGTTTATCAAGAAGATTAACCAGTACGTCTATCCGAAAAACGGATTCAACATTGTTGCTACTGCTAATACCAAAGGTAAAGGTAGTGAAGACGGCAGGTACATTGGTACCAACATCCACAACGAGGCATTCCTCGATCGTTTCCCTGTTACCTTTGAGCAACCATATGCTACCAAGTCTATGGAAGTCAAAATGATTATCAACCATATGCGATCTGTCGGTAAGGTTGATGAGGACTTCGCCGAGAAACTGGTTGACTGGGCAAATATTACACGAAACACCTTTAACGAGGGTGCCGCAGATGAGATGATTGCTACTCGTCGACTGGTACATATTGTTCGTGCCTTTGCCATCTTCGGTGACAAGATGAAAGCAATCAATCTCTGTATAAATCGTTTCGACGATATTACTCGAGAGTCCTTCGGTGATCTCTATCAGAAGGTTGACGAGGGAGTTGCACAGATAGAGGAACCTGTCAGTCCTACTGATGAGGAAAAAGAAGACATTCCCTTTTAACCTAAATATTCTGTCGATCGACAGGGGCAGGAGTTGGATTCCTGCCCCAACCCTTATATTATGTTTACAAAAGAAGCGAAGAAGGCAGGTGGAAAAAGGTCTGCCAACAAACTATATCAATGTCAAGTATGTGGTCTCGTATCTAAAATCGGTGGTATTACTTCTCACTGCCGTTCCTCCAAGCATTTCATATACAATCTCTACGACAACAAAAACTTGACAAATCCTGATAAATCAGTTATACTAGATGAAACTACATTATGAAAGGTGTGAATGGAAATAAAACTGGATAAAGAAACCTTAGGGGGCAAGTCGTTAATGATTGCTACCCCGATGTATGGCGGGAACTGTCACGGCATGTATGCTAAAGCATGCATCGACTTGGCGATGCTTCTCGGAATGCAGTCGGTCCCACATAGGTTCTATTATATTTTTAATGAGTCGTTGATTACACGTGCTCGAAACTACTTGGTTGACGAATTCTTACGATCTACTGACAATGATGGAAAACCTCTTGAATACTTGCTTTTTATTGATGCTGATATTCACTTCGACCCTCGCGATGCTCTTGCCATGCTTGCTCTGGCAGGTCCCGGAAAAGATGATAGGAGGGTGATTGGTGCTCCGTATACCAAGAAGACTATCGCATGGGAGCAGGTCTATGCTGCTACACAACTTGGTGTTGTTGATGACAATGGAGGAAACCCTGACGTACTCAAAAGATTTACAGGTGATTTTGTTTTCAATCCATCTATCGAAGATGGTGGCTCAGAAGTAAAACTATCTGAACCCGTACCAGTTCTAGAGGCAGGCACAGGATTCCTGCTTATCCACAGGTCTGTTTTCGAGGAGTTTGCTGAGGCATATCCTAAGTTCAAGTATCGACCTGACCATAATCGTTCGGAGCATTTTGATGGATCTCGTTACATACATGCGTATTTTGATACTCTTATTGATAATAATGAGTGGTTACCTGAAGAGGCAACTAATGGTACCGATCGTTATCTGTCTGAAGATTATCTCTTCTGTCAGATGGCTAGGAAAATGGGTGTTAAGATTTGGTTCTGTCCTTGGATTCAACTACGCCATATAGGATCTTATATCTTCGAAGGTCATATGGGTGCTATCGCAGAGATACAGGGAAGACAGATGCACCTGAAAAAGCATGGTACTATTCCAAGTGCCAGGAAAGATCCCTCTGGTAAATCACAGTTCCCTGGTTCACCTGCCTCACAAATGAAAGCAGGAACAGAGAAGTTGAAAGACGAAGAACTGTTTTCACTGACTCCTATGCCTGAGTGGAAGAAAAAAGAAATGGAAGAAAAGAAGGCACAGGTAGAAGGTGCTCCACCTCCACCAGAGAAAAAGAAAAATGCTAAAAAGAAAAAGTAAACAGCAGGAGTCGACTCCTGTGAATTTCAAATACAATGAACTTGCAATACTACAGGAACTCGAAGATTATATCGAGTCCACGTATGGTCAACACTATGTTGACGTTGAGAAGGACATCCAAATCCAGGATGTCTTTGATTCCATTGGCATCTCTGAGGATTTTGCTCGAGGTTGCGCGATCAAGTATCTGATCCGTTTCGGGAAGAAAGATGGTAAAAACCCCAAGGATCTCCTCAAAGCGATGCATTATCTGGTGCTTGTGTACCACTATGCCTTTAAGAAAGGAAATACATTATGAAATTAAGTGATGAAACAGTAAACATTCTGAAAAACTTTTCGACTATCAATGAGTCGATTGTCTTTGAAGAAGGTCAACGTGTGCGAACTGTCGCAGTAAACAAGTCTATCCTTGCTGAAGCGAGGATCGAAGAAACTATCCCAACTCGTTTTGCTATTTACAATCTCAATCAGTTCATCGGTGCGATGTCAATGTTTGATCGTGCTGATCTTGAGATGAGTGATAAGCAGGTCAAGATGCAGTTTACAGGTACTTCTATAAACTACACTTGTGCCGACGAGTCTCTCGTTGTCAAACCACCTGAGAAAGAAATACAGTTTCCTGATGCAGAGGTAAACTTCGTTCTTTCCTCCGACAATCTCGAGAAGATTCGTAAAGCATCGGCGACTCTTAGTCTTCCCGAAGTCGTCTTCATCGGTGTTCCTGGTCAAGAGTTTGTTGCGTCTGTGCAAGATCTCAACAATACTTCCTCTTCCAGCATGGAAGTCCCTCTGGGTACTACCTCTGATGTGACCTGCAAAATGGTATACAAGGTTGAGTCGTTGAAAGTGATTACGACTGACTACAATGTTTCAATCTCCTCAAAAGGTATCGGACGATTTACCTCAGGATCAGATAAGTACAAGTACTTCATCGCGACTGAGGCAACCTCTACATTCGGAGCATAATGGACAAAAACATTCTCTACGTAGAAAAGTATCGACCTCAAACTATTGACGAGTGCATTCTTCCAGAGCATCTGAAGAAGGTGTTCAAGGAGTTTTGCACACAGGGTAAAATGCCGAACCTCCTGCTCTCAGGTGGTGCTGGTATTGGTAAGACTACAGTTGCCCGTGCCCTGTGTAATGAACTGGGCTATGATGTCATGTTCATTAACTGTTCAGAAGAGAGAGGCATCGATACCCTTCGTACGAAGATGATGGGTTTTTGTTCCACAGTCTCTATGACTGACCAGAGGAAGTGTCTAATCCTAGATGAGGCAGACTACCTTACTCCTGATGCACAGGCAGCACTAAGAGCATTTATTGAGCAGTTCGCTGCTACGTGTTCTTTTGTGATGACTTGCAACTTCAAAAATCGTCTGATCCCACCATTACACAGTCGGACGACCGTAGTCGATTTCAAGATTTCTAACAAAGAGAAAGCAACTCTCTGTGCTGGCATGATGAATCGTGTCATGGGGATCTGTGAAGCAGAAAACATCGAGGTAGAAGATAAGAAGGTCATCGCTGAGGTAGTGATGAAGTACTTCCCTGATTTTCGTCGAACTCTAAATGAAATACAACGATACAGTATCGGTGGTCGTATCGATACTGGTATCCTTGCACAAATACAAGAACTCAACACACAGGATTTGATCCCTGCCATGCGTGAGAAAAACTTTAAGGTTGTTCGCAAGTGGGTTTCTGACAACTCTGATGTGGAGATGAGTTCCTTATATCGTAAACTATATGATGAATTTTATCAGTCTCTCGATCCAACATCCTCTGCTATTCCACAGATGGTTTTGCACATGGCAAAGTATCAGTATCAGTCTGCCTTTGTCCCTGATCAAGATCTAAATCTAACAGCATGTCTCATTGAGATCATGAGTGACTGTAAGTTTAAGGATTAAAATGACAGATTATTATGAACACCCTCAGTACAGATTTGAATGTCTGAATGCTGATGGTGATAGAACTGAAATGGAGTTCACCGCAGAGAAGTTGTCTACTGTTACAGGCAAGTTCGTGGACTTTCTAAAAGCATCAGGTTTTTCTTATGTAACAGGTATTTCAGTCCTATCAAAAGGCAATGACAACAATCCTACTAATTGGAACTATCACTTCGATGAGTGGGGTGAATACGAACATCCTCCTGTAGATGATTTGATCGGCCAACTCGAACAAAAGGTTGCGAATGAGTAAACCATCACCTTTCAAAATGATTCAAAATCTAAATGACAAGAGTGGTGGCCATTACCTTGATGGTGACGAGGGTGAGTTATACGAAAAAGCATACTCACCCTTTATCATAAATCGTGGTCTTGGTATGCATCAAGAGACAGTCATACCTGCTAATCAGATGAATATGCATCCAGATATTCCTGCTCGGTGGCAGTATGACTTTTTCTTTTATGGTCTGCGTGCCAAGAAACGATGGGGTCGATGGGCAAAAAGAAACACATCCAAGTACCAAGATGCTGTCAAAAAGTTTTTTGGTTATTCTAACGAAAAAGCAAAGCAAGCAATCAAGGTCCTTCAAGAAGATCAACTAAAAGAGATACTCGAATGGTATAATACGTCAGAAGGTGGTAAAACCTAAATATACGTAGTGATTATCTCTATTTTAGAATAGGGATTATATGGAACTTATTGAGTCCTTTGTCGAGATAAGACTCAAACACCCTGACGATTTTTTGAAGATCCGAGAAACTCTTAGTCGTATTGGCATTGCATCCAAGCGAGAGAAGAAGTTGTACCAATCTTGTCATATTCTTCACAAACAGGGCAAATATTATCTCGTCCATTTTAAAGAGTTATTTAAGTTGGACGGTAAACCATCAGACTTCTATGAGAGTGAGACAGACATGGCGAGGAGAAACTCCATCGCTAATCTTATCTCTGAATGGGGTCTATGCGAGTTGGTTGACCCATCCAAATCTGAGAGTCCAACGACTCCAGTAAATACATTGAAAATCCTATCGTACAAAGAGAAAAACGATTGGATCCTTGAAACCAAATATAATGTCGGGAACAGTGAATAGCATTACTTTAGGCAGGGATACTGCCACACTTAGTGTTTATCTTGTGCATCCTTTATCAGTTTTGCCACACTACGGCAGTGAGGAAGCATCTTGTTTTGACTTGCATGCTTGCTGGAATGAAGGACAGCAGATAAAAACTTACAATGGTTTTTCAGATGATATAAATGGAAAGACCATTACTGCTGGTGAGGTAATTACGTTACCTCCACAGAGCAGAGCATTGATTCCTACTGGTTTGATTTTTGACATACCAGAGGGATTTTCTATTAGATTACATCCGAGATCAGGAAAGGCGATTAAAGAAGGATTGTCATTGATAAACTGTACGGGAGTTATCGATAGCGATTACATTTTAGAATGTATGATACCTGTTGTGAATCTTTCGCAACGTGATTTGGAAATAAAGTGGAGCGAAAGAATCGCCCAAGGTGAATTGCGCCAAGATGGCCCGAAAGTCAGTTTTGAAAAAATGCCACATCCTCCTTTACCTAAGTCTGATCGTACTGGTGGGTTCGGTAGTACTGGGGTGTAATACCCGAGGACACAGGACATACTGGGAATGTAAGTCCTGTGCAGATCCTAAGATCTGCTACCCAGCCATACATATGCAAACTTGTTCTTGTGGGGAGTGTCGTTGAACGACGATGATCAGATAAACTTTAGAATACTAATTTTTATATGTATAATGTTAGTACTAGGAACAGTTCTATGGATCCTGAGTTAACACCAGGACAGAGATTTACAACCTTACTTGGATTAGTTGCAGTTTTATTCTTATTACTTTACGACGCAGGAGCATTTAACATTTGAGGTGAACTATGGCTTATACCGACAAGGTTGTCGATCACTTTAACAATCCCAGAAATGTAGGTTCCCTGGATAAAGACAGTCCAGACGTAGGAACAGGTTTAGTCGGTGCCCCAGAATGTGGGGATGTAATGAAGTTACAAATAAAGGTCAACGATGAAACAGGTAAAATCGAAGACG